ATGCAGTTTTGATTGACCACACCAGCGTCATTAAAGAGCTTACGAAAGTTAAATATGAAGGTGCCACCGACGAACTCCATGAGCCACACCTGGTCACTAGAGTAGATCAGGAAGTTGGAGCCGAGAGTGGCCCCGTCTATGATAGGGGTAGTCATTTGCGATAGGTCGTTAAAACCAGCTGACTTAGTTGTGTCTGTAGCGTCCCAGCTGTCTGGGGCATTGTTTGCAGTCGCTATGTTACTAAAGCGTACCCTGGTGGGAAATGCAGAACCGCCCTCGTCCATGTTAAGTGCTATCAAGAAGTCACCAAAGGATCTCAGGGAAGCAGTACGCCAGGTACTATTCCAGTTCACAAGGGTGGCAAAGTTAGACATAGACGGTGATCGATACAACGGGACGACATCTGCCCTGTTAAGATACTGCACGTTAGCTAATGACGTAGCTGTTACCTGGGCAGCGCTGGTAGATGATGATGTCGCGTGATCGAGCGATATGGTGCCATTGGTAAACTCATGTACGTCGAAGGTATCACTGACAATGATTACAGTGTCATATCCTGTGGCGTTATAAAGGCCATTTGTAAAGATAGGTGTAAATCCAGTTACGTCTATAATTGATCGAAAGCCAGGAGAGCGACGGACGTTGCCCTGGTCAAATCTCACATTCTTTGCCCTGGTGTATGCATTGAGCGGAAGGTTAAATGAATCAACGTCAGTTATTACGCCTACGGAACCTAGGTTACGGATCGGTAGGTTTGGCATAATTGATTACTTCCGTTCATTCTTGTTGTCCAAGACAACGGTGACAAAGATAAAAATGATAGCGGTAGCCATGAAGGCGTATAGGATAATCTCAGACAAGGGCATCATCAAAGTGAGGGCCATGAAATGGTGTTAGGAAACCCAGTTTGTTGTGGGACATCTAATAAGGACATTCTGTAGGCACTTATGTCTGCTTTCTGTTGATCAGTCATAGCGTCCCAGCGAAGTGGGTTACTGACGATGGGGTCCACTTCAGCTACTAGGCGTCGGTCTCTTTCGGCTCTCACATCAGCGGCTGTAGCTGCATCTAGCTCTGCCTGGGTTGGCGCTACGTAAGCAGTAAAGTCAGATCCGACGAGGGCTAGTAACGCTGTGTTATCTATTGTCATGTCTGTGTCGGAGGGGTCGATAGTGTACGGAATCCAGCCATAGGTGGGATGGTTTATCTCGACATTCATCCTAGCGTTGTCAGACGACAGAGATGCTGCATTCCTGTACTCTGTAATAGCTACTGTCGTTGTGGTCATGTTATGAGATCCTCAAGAATAATGTTGATGGTGCTCTACTGGATACTCTGTCGGCTGCACCCATAGCTCTCCAAGTACCGCTTGGGGAGGACCCATTAATAGATGCGGCTGTATCATCGCTGTAGACACTTGTTGAAAGAAACCCAGAGTATCTTAAGCTGGAGCCATAGTAGGTAGTACCAGATGTTATAGTGCCAGCTGTTGGATTACCGAGCCAAGCGTATGATCCTATGCTTCCTACAGTAGAGGAAAAAGTAGAACTTATAGTTGTGCCGGAGATAACAATGCCACTACCAGCGTAGTAGGTCGTATTGTTGTCTGTGGAGCTAATGGTAAAGTTAGGGTAAGTACCTGACACCGACGTGGCACCAGAGCCTGTAAGTGTTACTGTCTGATCTGGTGCAGAGTTACTTATGGTCGTACCCGATATGGAGATACCACTGCCAGCTGAGAAGGATGCAGACGATCCACTTATGACACCATTGGCATCGATAGCTATGTTGGCACCAGCTGAGAAGGCACCCCTGATGTTGCTGTTGGTGACACGGCTGTAAGTAAAGTTACCTGAGTTATCGTAAGCTAAGGAGCCGTAGCCAGTGCCTGAGTTGGCAGCTGCAAAGTCTGTGGTCGAGAGGTTACCTGACGCTGCAACTGAGATGGCATTGATTTGTGCTTGGATGTCTGACGTTACGTTACCTAAGTACCCGAGCTCGGTGCTACTGAGACCAGCGGCTGCTTGACCAGACAACAAGTTGAGGTCGTTGGCGTTACCAGTGAACGACGCAATGAGGTTAAGGTTGTCCTCGGTAGCTGTGACGGGTGCATCGATGTTGGGGAAGGTATTCTTTATGGTGCTCTTGAGGAGACGAATGTGGTCGTCTGCTTGACCTAGGCCATCAGTGGACGCTGGGTTGCTGGCGTTCAGACTGTTGATGTAGGTTCCTGACTCTAGGGCCATGACGGGGTTCCTTACTACTTGTGGGGGACTGTGGTGGGTGACGGGGGTCTACTGAAACGCGTAAGACGGACTGTGGTGGGGCTGGGGTTTCTGCTTCAAAGAGCCTAACAACAACAACAACAAGAACAACCTTTAGCGGTCTTTTGAAATCTATTGATTGATTAGACTACCCGGGGGTCAAATGTCTGACATGGGACCCACCAAAGTCATTGATTCATTAGACATTGATTAGATTAGACTACTGGTATCCAATGATATCAATAGCTTACCAGGTCAACGGATACTATATCCGATGACATGAGTATGATCTGATGGTGTATCGATGGTAAGACATTAGACATTGGGCGATAGTTGTTAGGCTAAGGTGTTTTTCTTTAAGTTACAAATGGGGACCTAAGTCACCACCTCGGTAACACTGTGGTTACACTGTGGTTATACTGTGGTTACACTGTGGTATCATCCACCTCTGTATCCTGGTGATCATGTGGACCGAGAGTATCCAAAGCAGCATCGACCTTTAGTCCGTCGCTAGTTATGTCAGACGTGACACTGAGGGTTTGACTGTCGTCGACCCAGGTGAACTCATGTCCAACCTGGTTAGGTGCAACTGTTAATCCAAAGCTAGTCTTGGGCATGTATCATATGTCCTTCATATGTCGTGTCAGATGTGGGTTCTAAAGGTGTCCACGATGGACCACACATGAGAGGGAGGAGTGTCATATGTAGTCCATCGGGACGGGGGAAAACCGTGGCATACATTGTGTATACCTTCGTAAGGGGTCCCTAATTAAACAACAGGAATATCAGTGGCTATTGTAATGTATACAGTTGGCTACTATCTATACACTGTCGGCGCAAACCGATGGAGACCTGAGTAGTTGACCTCGCTTCGGCAAGCGTCGCCCTCAGGTCTTTCTCTTCTGTAATAAATGTAGTGTTTGTTGGGTGTCTTCACAATGTGATGTGACATCACCTTTGTATTTCATCCGTTGATACTTTAGTAACTCAGGGTAAATGCTAGACATATCGTAGTAGCCACTATCGAGCCACGTCTGAGCTATGTATTCTGCATATTCTGCCATACTATTAACAAGCTTATCAGACGGTAACCAGTAGCGCTGGTAACCTTTGTGAGGGTTTCTGTAGATATATTCAGTAGCGTGACATTCGCTCACAATACGACTGACAGTCTCTCTGGGTATCTCCAGGGCAGTAGCAATCATCTGTACTGTCTGCCCTAGATCACGATGCTCCCACAGAACCAGTTGACGTGCAAATGCAGCCTTAATCCTGGTGGACTGAAAGTATGCACTCATCTTGCTTTCTTTGATCCACCGTTCGCGGTCTTTGAATAGCTGGAGCTCGAACTTCGCTTGAGCATCAAGGAAGTCAAACTTGGCGTGTTCTTCTAAAGTTAATTTCTTTTTAGAGTAAGCCATTTGACGTATATAGTGTCACTTTATTGCAATTCAAGATTATGCTGCCTCGACGTCAACAATTTCGCAGACGCTACCAGTGCAACTTAATGTCTGGCTTCCCTTGGTTGTGTCGCCTTGCTCGTAGTCTGCCAAGAGGTCCCAATCAATGTGCTTAGGCATCTTAGCCAGGGCAGCTTCGTAGGTAGCCTTGTCGACGTCCTGGTAGGGCGCTTGCTGGTATGTGTGTTCATACTTAGGTAAGAATGCAGCCCCACTCATCTCATCGAAGTGGTCATAGACCCATCCTCCGACACCAGGCCACTCATGGTCAGCAACATCAACAGTAATTGAGGGTTTGTGTGAGCAGTAGTGACGTTGGTACGTTAACCACAACTCTAGCTGTTCAATGGCATTTACGTCGCTTTTAGTTACTGATCCTTTCGGCGCACTTACAGGGAAACTAAAGACAGTAGTTGTGTCAGGCGCTGTAATGTCTGGCTCACTGGGTATTCCCTGATCAATCATAAACTGAGTAATAGGATCTTTGTTGTCGCCTCGGACAGTTCTAATGTAATAATCACTGTGTCTAGCGTGTATGCCATCAGATGTATTTGTCAGTTGGCTTGAAGTTCCTTCTGGCTTAATACAAGTAACAGCCGCCGCCTGGTTGATCTTTAGATGTCCAGCCCAAATCTTGTTAGTGGCATCTGCTAACATGCGGAGCCGCTTCAGTGCGTCAGGTAAGCTTTCCTTGGTTCGACCACTGAGTAGCTTGTTGTCTCTAATCCCCGTCATTGATACGCCAAGAAGAGCTTCCTCTTCAGTGTTCGAGCGCCAACAATCTCGTAGGTACGGGAAGTGTGTCTTGGTTGCCTGGATGGTCCCCAGGATCGTCGCTAGGCGTATCTTCTCTGCCAAGGTGCCAATGTCATCGTCTGCTCGAACAACGACAGTGGTCAGGTTGCAGAACTGACCGCCTGTTCCTGGTTCACTGTAGGTTTCCCATTGATCGTTGGTTGCGTCCCACACTTTCTTAATGCGCTGGCCTCGCAAAACAATTTCACTACATGGGTTAGTACCAAACTCCCACATGTGGTCACGTTTGCCTTCTGCCTCGCACTTCCACTGTGCAGCCTTACGGTTAAAGATGCCGCGCTCACCAGATCCACTTGCAGCTAATGAAGCCCATTCGCCCATAAAATCTATAGCGGTTGGTTTGCCTTCATATGCTACTGAGTTGTTCGACAGTTTATAATGTGGATTATCAACCCACCACTCGCCCGATTTAGCGTCTCGCATCTCTGTGTCATCTAGGTCACTTAGGCTAATCATAGCTGACCGACGTACACCGCCGCTGACAACGACGTCACCGACCTTGCACATAAGACTATGGACCTCTATCGGCTTCAGTTTACGACCAGCTGCACCTCGAAAGATCTCAATTGTGTGCTCAAACAGTGCAACCAGGGGACCAGGACCACTGGCGCGACCACCAAAGGTCATCAGTCTGGCTCCGTAAGGTCGAACTCTAGAGACATCCCACGAGCATATGCTGCCCATGTAGAGCTCCTCAATCAGCTGGCGGTATGCATCTGCCCAGCCTTCCTTGCTGTCTTCGACTGCTATCTCTATGTCTTTCTCGAGCAAGAAGTCTGGCACCGTTGGTAGGCACTCGGTGTACTTCTTCTCGACGGAGAAGCCCACCCCGGTTCCGCACATTAAGATATACAAGACTTCGTCCAGTACTCTCGTATGGTCGACCGGGGTGTAACTACAGTTGTAACCAGCGGTGTTATCTCTTTCGAGCGCTGGTCCAGCTGTCTGCAAGCAGCGCATCGATGGCATAATTAGCTGACCAAGGATTGCGCTGCGTAGTTTATTTTGCGTTTCATAGATTTCTTCAAAAGTAAGATCACTGGTGTGAAGCGCTGGGGCAACCACATTGCCTATGTATCTATCGACGGTTTCCGTCCAGGTCTCTCGTCGGCTGTACTCAGGTAACCATCGAGAGTAGCGGCTGGCATGGATAAAGCTTTGGTAGTCTGTTGGTAGGTCGATAGTATTATTGTTATTGGTCATCCTGTGGTTCTTTCCCATTGAGTTGATTGATACGCATCTCGCAGTAGCGAATTGCTTTCTTGAGGTCTGTGATTTCTGATTGAGTTGCATCTTGACCGTCGTACACCTTAGAGCCAGCGCGACTGACGTATTTGACGACGTTGCCTTGCCAGAAAGGCATGGCGTTTTGCATAATGTAAACGATTGGCTCGATAGCCCACTTTGTGTAATGGCTGGGACTCTGTACCTGGTCTTTGCCCTTACGCATTGTGGACATACTCGTTAAAGGTAGGTGTCCTGGGCTTGCGCTTTTTAGACGCCTCAAAGTACTTGCCCTTTGTGTGGTGCTTCTGACCACCTAGCTTGCCAATATGTTTTGCGGCTTCTTGTCCATGCCAAGTGGCTTTGCCTACCTCTTGCATAAAGATCTTGTTTTCTTTTCTTGTGACAGTGACGTAGTCGTCCCAGTTCTCCAGTATGTGATCTTCACTTAAGTACTTGCCTTTTGGTGGCATACATTTACGCAACTTTGTCATTGTTTACTCTCCCTCTTGGTGACTGTGGTGGGGTCCATAGTTTGATTTGGTGTTTCTGGTCGTCCCAGTCCTCAAAGCGAAGTATCCTGGCAAGACGTGCCTGGACTAACGCATGATCGTGACCCAGTGATTTCTTGGAGTACTCATTTACGACGGCGCTCCAGGTAGGGTCTTTGGCGAGGATACGCTCGGCTGTCTTCTCACCGACGCCAGGGCATCCACCGTAGCCATCCGTAATGTCGCCCATGAGAGCTTGTTTTAAGAATGACTTGTCAGCCTGTTGTTTACTGATGACTGAGAACTCACCCGACATGGGCCTATACAGCGATCCTGGGATCGACTTGAGGTCCTTGTCGTCGCTTACCATGATGACATCGAAGTCAGGAGCCGAGCCACAGATGCCCAGGACATCATCGGCCTCAAGCAATGGCTCAGTGTGGCATCGATAAGTATCTTTGGACCACTTGACGAGCTCTCGGTATCCAACGGGCTTTCTGATCTTACGCCGTCCACCTTTGTATGTTGGATCGATGTCGTGCCGAAAGTTGTCTCGGTCACTGAAAGCAACAATAAAGTTGCCACAGTCTAAGGACTCACAGATGTCATCGATGAAGCCCTGGAAGATGCGTTTTGCTTCTTTAAGGTCAGACATCAGTGACCAAACATCGTTGCCCCAATCGATCTCTTCCTCAGAGGCAGCGGCTGCTCGATATAAGTACAAGTCGCCATCAATGAGGAGGACTGTCTCCTTCGGGTTTTTGGTATGTGCTAATAAGGTCTCTAAGAACACCGTTTAACTCCTTTTTTATGCCCATGCCGTACTCGCTGATATTCCAGCGATTTCCATAGGTTTCTTCATCTATTTTAGTTGTAATCCATCCCTCAGAGGCACACAGGGCGACATAGAATGCGCCTTCCCTGGCAAACTTACTGGACACCGTAAAAGGCTTTCTCCAGGCTCTATCGAGCGTCGTGTATGTCAGGATAAAGTCTTCCATGTGGTTGGTCTGCTCAATGCGTGTGAGCCCAAGTTCTGCCCACGGAATATTCTGCGCTGATGGGGAGGTTAACTTTGAGAGTTTCTCCTGTTTCTCTCGCCATTCTTGTAGCGATATTACCGACATTCTCTGCCACCTCTTCTGTTTTGCAAGCGACCTGGATTTCATCATGAATCCAACCGACGATGTACGCCTGGTCAGGTCCCAGCTTTAGGTTGATTTCTCGGTCACACAGAGCGACCCATTGTTTGCAGATGATGGCACCAGCCGACTGAAGCAGCTGCGAGAGCAACTTATGCTCTGACCTGACCATCAGGTGCCGCCCATCGAGACCTTTAATGTAGCCTCGTTTGTCGAATGCTGACCTTAGGCCGTTCTGTAGTTGTGCGAAGGCTGGTATGTTTTTGTTGAACGCTGCCTTAAGTTCCTTGCCGCGCTTTGCACCACCGCCAGCAATCTTGCCAATTAGCTGGTCACCTCCACCATACATTGTGGAATAAATGAACCGTTTACTCTCATCTCGAGTAGCTAAACCAGCTGCCTTTTGGTTGTACGTGTGGATGTCTCCCTCGAGGATCTGCTTTGCGTACACACCGTCGTCTTTAAGGTAGTGCGCTAGGCATCGAAGCTCGAGGCCAGACAAGTCAGATCCTACGAGAAACCACCCGTCAGGAACCGTAAATAGCTCTCGGCATTCCTTGCCAAACTTAAGGCCAACTTTAGGCACTTGAGCTAGGTTGGGAGACCTATGCGCTGCACGGCCTGAGACGGTCCCACAGGCCACGATTCTGTGTCTTATACGTCCATCATCATCCAGACGCTTTAGCCACGCCTGTGGGCCTTCTGCAAGCTGTCCGATGCGCTTCTGAAGCAAGAAGAAGTCAGCAAGCTTTTGTGCTTCGACGTACTGCAATCCACCCAGGACAGTCTCGTCGATTTGGGCGTGACCAGTGTTAGTGAACTTCTTAGGTTTCCACCCGTATTTCTTGGTCAGGCAGAACTCTATGTGACGTCTGCTTCCTGGGTTAAAGTGGATGGTCTTGCGCTTTTCAAAGGGTTCACCTTCGATGTACCCTAGCGTCTTGTTGTTACGCTTAGGTACAAACGTCTCGACCGTCTCCCAGGGCTCGAACAGTTCGTCTAAGCCTTGCTCGATGTCTGACCTCAGCTGCGCGAGTTTACCATAAAGAACCTGGGCTTTGTATTTGTCGAAGGTCCAACCGTTGTTACCAATGCGGTCACAAATCGACGCCATCAGATGCTCTAGGTCAATCGATTGCTGACTGAAGCCTTTGCTCATGGCAAGCTCATAGAGATCTTTGGTAACTGACGTGTCTTGCACGCAGTAGTCTAGCATCTCCTGGCTGAAGTTCTCCCAGCCGCCGTCGTAGTCACCTTTGAGGTTCTGGAGACGTAGGCCCCAGGCTTTTAGGCTATGTGAGCCTATCAGTCTGCGCGGGAAGCTCTCACCT